AAAGAGATATTTGAATTGTATTTAATATTTTTACGCACCAAGAACGAAAGATCTCTACTACAAGCAAATCGTAAAAAGGTATAACTATGTTATCAGAACTGGATATTGTCACTATTAAAGCTTTGAATAAACAAGATGTGGATATGAAAGATATCGCAAAATATGTCAAGAAACCATTGAAGGAAATCAAAACCTATCTATCTACATTAGAAGATGAGCCGGAACCGGAGGATATTCGAGGAGAAGTGTATAATCGAATGCTAGATGCTGGTTTAAGTACGGAACAAGCATTAAGAATGATAGATCAGGCGTTGAGCGAATCCGATAATTTAAGTGTGGACGAATTATATAACGAAGCTATGACTAAGTTAAATTCACTTGATATTATGTCTAAGAAAACCAAAGAAGGAAATAATGGTGTTGTCATTATGACAGAAGCAGCATCCTTAAGAGGAGATGCTTTTAGGAAAAGAGGGCCTAAAAAGGTTACCAGGACTCTTCGTGGAAATTTATTTAATGCTAGAACAGGAAAGCAAATATGATTAATGAGTCTATTTTGAAAGATGTGAGGCATTGTTTGTATTCCGAAATAGATTGCGATAGTAAAGAATTAAATTATAACTGTACTTTGATGTGTAAGAAATGTATTCTAATGAAGGAACCTTTCTGTGAAAAGAGGGAGGAGTTTCCTACAGAATATGATACTTAAACCAGAACCACCGGGTTGTTATTTAACAAGGGAAGGTTCTTTAAAACGATATTGTAATAGTTGCAAGTGTGTTATTGCGAAAACGCCCGAAGAACATAATGAATGCTCTTACTCAGGACTTTGTTTAAAATGCCAGCATCTGAAAGAAATTCGATCTCGCGGTATGAATCTAAATACTCTCCACAAAAGTACGTAACCGCCACACAATACATTATTGAATTGATATGTGAAAAGAGGGCGGCTTTTGATCATAAGGAATTGTATATTCAATTCTGGAAAGATAAACAGTGGGCATACTTCTTTAAGAAGAATTTGAGAAAGGTACATCTTCTGTTAAAACAGTATGAGCCGCGAGTTATTATTAATGCATTGCAATCGCAGGACTTTAAGTTTTGTTATTCCATCTTTACTGATAAGTTTTCGCAATTATTAGAAGTGGAACAAGCTAAACTAGACTTAGAAAAACCCGTAGATGGACAAACTATAAATAGAAATACATTAAATAGTACACTACGCGAAACAAAACCCGTAAATAATTTATTAACGAGATTGGACATATGAAATTAATTAGACCTAGTTTTGAAATACTTACCAGTGTAGATCGTTCAGTTTTACAAAGAATAGAAAGAGCCGGAAGAACTTGTTATCAATCGGCCGATAAAATAAGCGATGGAACGGCAGTAAAATTTTGTAAAAATATAATTAAATTAGGACATGAGAGCGTACTAGAACATGAAAGTATATCAGTAAAATTTATAATTGATCGCGGGATATCTCATGAGCTAGTACGTCATAGAATTGCAAGTCATAGTCAGGAAAGCACAAGATACGTAAACTACAAAGAAGGAGTAACTTTTATTATTCCTTCTTGGATGGATATTAAACCAGGGGAATATACTTTAAATAATTATCTTCCGTTGATTGCATTAGGTACTCCGTTAATGCCTAAGATCGGATGGTTTAATCTGATGTTAACAATAGAATATGAATATAAACAAATGTTGGAAGAGGGTTGGACTCCACAACAAGCACGTTCTATATTACCTAATTCACTCAAGACAGAAATAGTTACAACAGCAAATATTAGAGAGTGGAGAACTATATTTAAACTAAGATGTTCTCCGAAAGCACACCCCCAAATGAGGGAGATAATGCTTCCGTTATTAGAAACTTTTAAACAAAAAATTCCCGTACTTTTCGACGATATACAGAATGATGGAATATTCTGAACGCCCCAATCAGCGATTGTGTTCGGTTTCCGAACACTCAGGTCAGACCTGTAGAGCAGATGGCGTTGAAATCCGAGGTGAATATTTTTGAAAATTCGGATGATTGTAGTGCGTATGCACGAGAGCCGAATGGAGAAAATTGTACTTCGGAACCGATAAAATTTTATTATTTAAGGTAATTCCATGAAGACTATAGAAGAAGATATTTTAAGTGAGTTTGGAGATTATGTACTAACTGCCGGACAGTCTATTATAGACTCCGACAGTAAAGTTATCTCATTAAGCCCGGCTGCTGATTTAAAACTAGGTGGAGGCATTCCAGAAGGTAGTTTTTGTGTATTTACCGGACCCCCTAAGTCAGGTAAAACCGTAACCGCCTTTGACTTTGCCGCTACAGCCCAACAAATAGAATACGCATGTGCCATAGGACGTAAAGAGGGTAGGCACGTTTTTTATTCCAATATCGAGGGTAGGTTGAAGAAACGCGACCTACTAGGTATTCATCATTTAAATATCAATCCTGATAGGTTCACAGTAATTCAGTCACAACCTGGAAAAATTTTGAGCGGCGAAGATTATATTGATATTAATGAACGCTTAATTAACGCACACCCCGGTGATGTATTTATTATAGACTCCTTTTCTGCGTTATGCACAGCAGGGGAAATGAAGGCGGATATTGCAGATCGTTATAGGGCTGACTCCCCATTATTACTAGCCCGTTTTTGTCGAAGAATTTCCAACGTTATTCCCATCAATAAGTCGATAGTTATAGGGATAACTCACCAAATTGCCAATCAAGGACAAGGTATGGCCACCTGGGTTGAGGCATCAGGCCGCAAAATCCAATATCAAACCGACGTTAAACTTAAGGCTACGCATTTTAGTCCGTGGAATGCTGGAGAAAAACAAATAGGACAGGATACACATTGGCAATGCGATTCATCAGCGTTAAACACACCCCCTGGTGGTAAATTTGACTCTAAAATTAAATACGGATATGGTATTGATAAAGAGGCAGAGTTAATTTTATTAGGAATAGATTTATCCCTAGTACAAAAGGGTGGTGCGTGGCTTACGATTGGTAAAGAAAAGGTCCAAGGTATAGAAAAAGCCGCTCTATACCTACGAGAAAATCCGTCTATATATAAAGAAATGTATGACAAGATGAAAGAGATGATGGGAATATAATGTTACAATTTTTATACAAATGGTTATATTGTAGTTGGAAACATAAAAAATATAGATGTTATCCTGTCGTATGGTCTAAAGAAATAGCTATTTCAGAAAATTTACTACCTTATAGACCTAATTATTGGCATTGTGAACTGTGTCATCCGTGCGGAGAAGAATTAGATAAATTATTAAAAAATGCTGAATCTATCTCGTGATAATATAGAGTGGAAGCCACAAGGAAATGTAGTTAATCTAGATACTCGCCCAAGATCATCTTTACATAAAAAGGCTCGTAAGTTACTACAACAAGTATATGATACGGAAGTAATACTGGAAGAAGTAACTATTCCAGTTGACATAGGATACAATCTATATTTAGACTTCTACATTCCTCTTTATAAGATTGCCATAGAGGTTCATGGAAAACAACATTATGAATTTTGTCAAAGATTTCATAAAGATTTGTTAGGATTTGCAAAACATAAAAAAAGAGATACTGACAAGTCCGAATGGTGTAGAATAAACAGTATTAACCTAATCATACTACCATATAATGAGGTAAAAGAATGGATCAAGTATTTGAAAAATTAGAACGTCAACTAGATATCGACTATCAAATAAGTATACTACAAGCATATAAAGGTGGCAAAGAAATACTTTGTAAATATAAAAGAGGTAATGGCCCATGGATTCCGGTTACTAATTATAATTTTAACTTTAATATGTTTGACTATAAAATAGCACCTAAAAAACCAAGAGAATTTTGGGTAAATATATATACGGATGGACTAAGAAGTTTATGCGAAAGTAAAGAAATAGCTAAAACAAATATGCTTAAAAATTGTATAGAGTGTATTCATTTAAAAGAGGTTTTTGATGCAGACTAAAGATCAGATGGATGTAATAGTTAAAGCTTTGGATGATTATGAAGGAGAATGTGGTTTACCGCAGTTAAAAAATCCGTGTAATAAAGAGGAATTAGAACAATATTTCTCCATGACACGAGACCAAATTGAAAAATTAAGTAATGAAGATTGCGGACAAATAGCATACCGTTTATCCCAATTTGCATTTCATTTACAACGATTAAATAATAGGGAACACGCAAGATTAGCGTGGGCAAATGCGAAATTAAACGACTCGATAGCTAGTGAGGTTGGTGGTTTTGACAAATTTATGAAGCATGAAATGAAAATATCGTTATTAAAACAAAATAATAGTGCCGTTAAATCAGTTGCCGATATCTTAACCTATGCCGAACAACGTATTCAAAGATTGAATTTCTTATCGGCTTCTATTAAAAATCTAGCAGATGTATTATTAGCAAATAAGAGGAGTAAATATGTCTAAAGTAAGTGAATTACTACAAGATTTAAGCCCCGAGGATATTGACGCATTAAGAGCGGTATTATTACCAGTTAAAACTGTAAAAAAAACAAGAAAACAGTCAAAACCAAAACGATCAGTAAAATCATCCAAACCCAAAAAATCAATAAAATCGTCCAAATATGAAATTCCGTCTTTGGAAGTTGATACTTATGATATACCAGAAGTAGACAATATTGATTCCAATAGACCGCGACCACAAAAAGCAAAAAGAATTTGCCGCCGCCGACCTCTTGAATTAGGCGAAAGAGAAAATAAATTTCTCAAAATGCCGGAATATAAAATGCATAAGGAAGATGTTAAAATCGACAAACTTTTACATAAAAATCGGCAAATACAACCAAGAGGCGATAGGCCACATAATCTAGTTAAGGTTAAATGTATGAAATGTGGAGATGTATTTATCGTTAACACAAAAATGGTCCCAGTAGATAGCGAGACACGTAAGGCTAGATTTATTTGTAATGATTGTTGTATCAGTCGGAGATAGTTATGGTTATATTATCAGATACTCCGGCAGAACGAGCGGTATTATCGGGAATATGTCAATTTGGTAATGATGTATTTCTCGACGTAGTAGATATATTACAAGATACAACATTTACAGATGAACAAAATTCTATTATCTTCAAATGTGTGAGACACGCCTTAAAAGATGATATCAAACTAGATATTCCTACTATACACTCGGTAGCTAAAGAACTGGGATTTGGCCATTCTTTTAATAAAAAGGATGATATTAACTATCTACAGGGTTTATTTAATTTCCCAGTAGATATTACTAATATTAGAAAGTTTTCGGCTAAGATACGTAAACTTGAAATCGCTCGCCTATTAAATAATCAACTTGAAAATGCACAGACGGATATTATAAAAGTAACGGGAAATGAAAGTGTAACGCAAATATTAAGTATTGCCGAAAATGCTATATTCGATTTTACATCGTTATTAAATGATACGGACAATAATACTCTAAAACTAGGAGATGGAATAGAAGAATATATACAGTATTTAATAGACCACCCGGTGGAACAAATAGGTTTATCGACAGGATTTCCAGCGTATGATCAAGCGATAGGAGGAGGATTAAGGGGAGCAACGGTTAATGTGATATGTGCCAGGGCAAAGCAGGGAAAAAGTATCATGTGTGATAATATAGGCTATCATATCACTAATAACAATATACCTGTTTTAAATCTCGATACAGAATTAACCAAAGAAGATCACATACATAGAACTTTGGCTTTAATGACAGAAGTTCCTATTAACGATATTGAAACGAGTAAGTTTACAAAAACGCCACACCTACTAGGTAAAATAAAAGACGCATCTACTCAATTATCCAAATTACCATATCACTATAAAAGTATCGCCGGAAAACCGTTCGAAGAACAACTAGCTTTAATGCGAAGATGGGTAATGAAAGAGGTTGGCTTGAATTCTGACGGAAGTGCAAAACCATGTCTTATTATATATGATTATATTAAATTGATGAGTGCCGATGGATTATCTAAAGATATGAAGGAGTACCAATTATTAGGATTTATGATGACATCCCTACATAATTTTGCAACGAGGTATAAGTTACCTATTTTGGCACTCGCACAAACTAATCGTGACGGTATAGACAAAGAGAACTCGGCTGTAATATCGGGTTCAGACCGTATTATTTGGCTTTGCTCTAATTTCTCAATCTTTAAAGAGAAATCTAATGAAGAAAACGCCGATGACCAAGATAGTTATAATCGTAAATTAATAGTGGTTGCGGCTAGACATGGTGCTGGAATGGATTCACGTAATTATATCAATATGGATATGAAAGGTTGGTGTGCCAAGATTACAGAAGGGCCTACGAAGTTCGAGGCGGAACAAGCTAAGAAAAAACAACTAGAGGGGTTTGAGGTTGTTAATGACGAGGTTCAAACAGAGTTTTAATAATGTCAAATGTTAAGTCAAGAACAATTACGCGAATTATCGGAAAAGGTGATGGACCGCTTCGAGGATGTTATTAAATATTTTAACCTCGAATTAACAATGGATCGTAAACACTATTTTGGTAAATGCCCCATTCATAACGGAGATAATGAAACCGCCCTTGCCATATATCACTCTGACAATAAGGGGGTTAGGGGCACTTGGATGTGTTTCACAATGGGATGTGAACAACATTTTAAAAAGAGTATTATTGGTTTTATAAGAGGTCTTCTATCAAAACAAGAATATAACTGGAATAGTCCGGGAGACAAACAGGCGTCTTTTTCAGAAACGATAGAGTTTATACTAAAATTTCTGAAAATAGACCATATAGTATCAACGGAAAAGTATGACGACGGAAAGAATACATTCGCTGCACTTTATTG